TGCTTTAGCAACTGATGGTGCATCTACAAATACACATACTTTACACTTTACAATAGTTGTAAGAAGATAGTAATAATACTAGGGGGTTCATGCCTAGCGGAAGTTCCCCCAAAAATAATAGGAGAAAAATATGAGTTTTAATTACGCATTAAAACCTGGAACAACACAAAAAGTATCACCATCTGGTTCATCTGCTGCAACTGCTGCTAAGTTTGGCACACAAACTGAATATGTAAGAGTAGCTTCTGATGCAGATTTACATATTGTTTTTGCTGTATCACCAACTGCAACAGCGAATGATATATTTTTACCAGCAGATCAACCTGAAATATTTAAGGTTTCGCCTGGTGAAAAAATGGCTGCTCTTGGTAGTGGTAATGTTTCAGTTACTGAAATGAGTGCATAGTGGGTAAAAAAAGACCCCT